GAACAGTATATGCAGAATCTGGTGTAGGTGCTACTAAAGCTGTGAAATCATCCCAATTTGCCCAATATTTCGGAGTGCCTGTTGCTCCAGAATTATTATATTCGGATATAAAACTAGTATCTCTTTTTTCACAAAAAGTTCTATCATTACTACTATCGATAACTTGAATAGATCTTATGATCATACAATCAGCAGGTAAACTTAAATATCTATTTGAAGCAGTAAAAGATGACGTAGAATATTTTCTTAAATCATCATAATCAACTTTGCCAGCAACATCTAATTCTACAGATCTAATAAAATCTTGTATAATAGCATCTGTTAAAACATTACTATCTACTTCAGTATAATTTCTTACTTGAGTTAAAAAATTTGAATAAGTTGTAGCCATTATGTAATACTCACCGTTGTGTTTCCAATTAACGAATCTAATTGTCTTCTTCTATTTTGTAAAGATGGATCAGCAGGTATCATAGCACTTGTGCCTTGATTAATAAATGCAAAATCACCTGGTAAACTTAAATTAGCAACTCCAACAAAAATTCCTCCAGAATCTGCAATTGTACTATCATTTGGAGCTTGTGTATTAATAGTTGATATATCAGTAGGTTGTTGAAACTTCATAGTTCTTGGATTCTGTAAAGCTATAGCATCAGCTTTGTGATATGGTGGATCTAGTTGTGGATGTTTTGGTTCAAACTCAGATATATGTACTAAAGAACCATTCCATTCTTTTACCATTTCTCTATAAGGAAATGCTTGACCTGATCTATCTGATATTGCTTTTGATCTTTTTCCACTTGCAAAACTCATTATACACCATCTCCAAAATAAGTTTGAGGAGAAATATAAACAGAAGTTCTTGAACCATCTTCATTTAATGCTCTTAATAACTCATCCTCATATAATTGTTTTAATAATTGTATTCTATCTGGTGCTCTTTTTTGTGATAAATAATATGCAAGACCAGAACACATACATGGTAGAAATCTAAAAGGAACATCTGCATTATTAGTAAAAGCTCCAGCATCTTCAATTCTATCAATTGAATAATATTTTAACGTTGTAAAAGTAGAAGCATCTGGTGCAAGATAAACACTTATAGTTGGTTGTGTTTGTCTGTTAACATAATATTGTGAAGGTTGACCAGTTGCTAATTTATTTGGTAACGCAGAGTAAGCAGATCTATCTATTTTTGTTAATGCAATATCTTGAGTTGAAGATGTTCCCTGACCAGTTATATTTTGTACTGCTACCCCAGAGGCATGAGCAACTGCCGAAGAACCTAAAGCTCCTCTTGTAGCTCCAGTTAATGTGTTTGTAGATTTACCAGTGTATGTAATAAATTCTAAACCAATTTGAACTGTGCCACTTGAAGCAAACGCAGAACCGTCAGTTAAAACAATACTTGTAGCAGAATTTGTTAAAGCAGTACTTAGAGTTCCATTCACTGCACCAGTTGAAGATATATACGCTTCAAGAACATCATTTACTTGAGTTGGAACAGAATAAGTTGCAACTCCTGCTGTAAATATAATTTGATTTAGATTTACTTTCCAAAGGTGAACACCTCTGTTTCCCCATTCTGAAAATAAAAGATTTAAACTTCTTCTAGCACTTCTTATGTCATTTCCACTATTAGTTCGTAAGCCACATCTCTCGTAAGCTTCTTCAATAATATCATCGATTTGTAAATCGAATACTGTAGTTCCTGACGTTGCCATAATTCATTACATTATATCTTTATAATAGTCTAAAGTCTTTCCCGGTATTAATTGTTCGTCTTGTAGACCCATACCTGATGATCTTGCTGCACCCATTCCTTTAACTGCAGCTCCTCCAGCATCTCTACCTAAATAGTTTAAAGCTGGACTTAACGCAGCTCTAGATTTTATAGATTTTTTAGCTATTTTTTTACCTTTGTCTGACATTAAAACTCCAAGTCCTACAGAAGCTTTTTTCATCATCTTAAAATCTTCACCAGATATTTTACCATCTTTATTTTTGTCTAATTTTTTTTGATTGCCTTTTAACATTTCTCCTCCTTTAGAAAATGCACTACCTGTATCAGGTATAGTACCTTTTTGTTTTTTTCTCGCTTCCTTCATACCCGGTCTGTTAGCTAATCTGTATTGTAAATCATCATTAGCTCTTTTCATACGAGCTTTAAATTCTTTATCTAATTTTGCAATTTCAGATGGTCTAACTTTTTCTTTAGTTAATTTTTCTTTTAATTTATTATGATATTTATTTAGATCTTCTCTACTTCCAAATTTTTTATCACCTGTAAAATTTTTAAATCTATTATTAGACATTTGATTTTGAGTAATTGGATAATAAGTTTCCCCAAATTTTTTTTTACTAAATTTTTCGTCAGCCATAATTTTCTCCTTAAATTTCTATCATACCACCATAATACTTCTTGGTAAAGGTACTGACATTGTTTGGTTTTCCTCCTGGATTACCTGCTTGTCTTTTTCTCACAACCGCAGAACGCTTTTGCGAGGATGTCATTTGGGCTGCTTTTGCAGCAGGAACGCATTTGGGGTACTTTCTTTTTGATCCACTTGCAGATTTTCTTCCACATTCTTTATACCCTCCTCCTTTTTTGGGTGATCCTATATCTACCCATTTTTCATTAAACCACTTTTTAAGGCTCATTAGAATATGCCTTGAAATTTTTTTCCTTTGATGGCTGCTCCACCACCTCTGGCTTCTCCACCACCACTAAATTTTTTAGAAAAACTAAAACCTAAATTTTTAGCTTTTCCTTGTTTTGTTCCTGTAAGTGAAAATTCAGAAGAGTCTCCCTCTTCCATATTCCCTTTAGTTATTCCAAGTGATATGGCACTATTGATATTTTCTTTACTAGTTTTACTAAATGGTTTTTCTATCCCACCAGAAATCGATGTTGTACCTTTTCCTATACTTACAGTAGCTTTTGGAGAAGTTACATATTCATCATCAAAAACATTTACTCCACCACCTATTGTAGTTCCTTTAAGTGTTTTTTTTAAATAATCTGGTATATTCTTCTTACCCATTAAAATACTCCTTCAAATTTTTTACCTCTGATAGCGGCTCCCGTTCCTCTAGCTTCTCCACCACACATCATGCCCTTAGCTTCAATAGATTTTTGTTCTCTGTAATTAGCTGCATCAATATCATCCCCATATTTTCTTGCATCAAAAGGATTATCAAATGTTTTTTCTTTTTTCTTATATTTCTTTAAAACATCTTTTGCTTTTTTAGCCATCGATCATTCCTTTGTAATAATTTGTTAAACTTTTATTTGATACCTTATGACCAGCTAAATCTCCTCTCATATAGCTACCATCATAAGATTGTAATTTTTGTGCAAATTGTCCATCAGAAGCTTTTACAACTGATTGTAAAGTTTTAGCTTGAGTTGCATGTGTTTTAGATGCTTTTTTTAAACCACCTATAACTTTTTTAATTTTAGCCTCACCACCAACAACCTTACCAGCTGGCTTAGGTCCTTTGAAATCTTTTCTTTTTACACCACTTGGGTCTTTAATTTTACCAGCACATATCTTACTAGCATAAGCATTAGCATATGCTGAAGGATATACTCGAAATTTTCTTTTAGCGGCCGCTTTGCCCCTAGCACATAATTTAGTCATAGTGTCTAAGCTCTTTTTAAATTGTACAATGTAGTTTATTGTAACATTTTAGATTAATGGTTTCTAGACCTTGGTTTTTTTGGTTTTTGGTGTTTTGTATAGATCTGAATAATAAGAACTCAAACCCTTTATTGGTTTAGTTTTTACTGCAAATTCTTTTCTTGTTTTTTTACCCCAATTTCTACCTAAACCAGGTTCTAGTAAACTTGGGATTTGTCCTCTTGTAATAGCCATTAAGCTAAGTCTACCGCTTTACCAGTTATAGGTAAATACTTTGTTTTTTTAGTGTCTTGATCTCTGTATGCTCTCATGTATTGAGCTCTTGGTTGAAAAGGCACCCAACTTGCATGGATCCATCCTGAATTAGGTTCTCCAGGAGTGTAGTACTCGAGGATCAATTGATCTGTTTCACAGTTCATTCTTACCCAATCAGCGACCTCTGCATTGTCTACTCCTAAAACTTCGAAATCGACCGCCTCCGCTTTTGAATGTTGGCTAGTCAAACTTGATCCTATAGCAACACACAACTCTGGGCTACGAAATCCGCTTGTCACTTTTACTCTACCAAATTGGTCACGTACTGGTTGTAATATATTTTCACATAATGATTTTAATTTTTCAACTTGATCACTATTTGGATTATTGTCTATATTTAAACGGACAGCTGTGTCTGATTTAGTTAATTCTTGAAGTGTAAAATTACGACTTAAATTCATAAATACTCCTATTCTAATATTAATTTTTTTATTGATAAAGATCCATCGATGTTCGACTCGAGCTCAGCCATCGACTTGATGCACTGGTACTTGACATGTCCATCAATTTTTAAACCACGTTTTGCAACTCTTTTACCTTTCAAACATTCAGACATTGATGGTTGTATTCGTGCTTCCTTGATCTCTCCCTGCACAATCATAAGTAGGGCTACCACTAACTCTGTCATACTATCTTACCTTTGTTCTCACCTTGCTTGATAACATATTTCTGTGTACCATTCTTACCATGCTCAACAGATTTTTTTAAATCTTTTACATAATTCATTTGTTTAGCTTCTTT